AATATAAAGAACAATTAAACCATTTTTTAAAATGACAAAAAAACAAAAAGTGACCACGGCTATTGGAGAGCTAAATGATATAATTACTAGGTGTAGATATTTTATTCAAGAGTCTAATTCTTTAATAACAAGTATAAAAGAAGAATTTACAGACATATATTTCCCTATTGAAACTCATAAAATTATAGAATTAGTAAAAGAAGAATTTGGTGTAAATTTTGTTGTAAAAAGTAGGAAACCAGAAATTATAAACGCAAGATTTGCTTGTGCTTATTTACTTAAGAAATTTACTGGATTAACCTTACTTGAAATAGCTGAATATGTAGGTTCAAAAGACCACAGCACAATTGTTCACTCAATACGAGCTTGTGCAAATTGGATAGCTACTGATATAGATTACAGAATGAAAATTAAAAAATTAGAAAACGAACTTTGGAAATATCACAACGAATTATATGGTAACAATCTTCAAAAAGTATAGCGACATAGGTAATCCATTACCCGCTAGCTTATCAAGTGTATTAAATGGAATTAGAGATGGTAAGGTAAAAGAGCAGATAGAAAGGATACGTCAAGAGTCAAGTCAGGAAATAATTACTGAACTTAAAAAGGAATTGCCTTGTGTTTTATTTACTGGGGAGTTTACCATACCTATTAGAAAAAGTAGGGAAGATGGGACTGTCTATGAATCTTATCGTAATGACAATTCTTTAAGCATACATTCAAAGTTTATCCCATTTGATGTGGATGACATTGATGTAGAAAAGTACAAAGAAGAAGCTAAGAAAGACCCATTCATATACGCCTTATGGGTATCCCCATCTGGCACGGGCCTACACGGATTAATAAAGATAGCTGATGGTAATAAGCATGAGCAACATTACAATGCCTTGCTTAAAAGATATCCTATGTTTGACCCAACGGCTCGTAACCCATCAAGGATTCTTTTCTTTTCATATGACCCAAATATTTACATAAATTATGATAGTAAAACATTCTTTGAGGTCATAGAGAATGTACACAATGATGGTGTACTAATGACTGGCGTTAGTACTGATTACGCAAAGCTAAATATAGCCTCAAAAATGATACAAAAAGCTGAAATAGGAGCTAGGCATCATTCTGTAATTAAAGCGGCTTATTTGGTTGGAGGATGGGTTTCAGGAGGGCTTGTGGAGGATTCTATAGCCAAAAAAGTATTAGAGTATGAGGTTTTAAAGAAATTTGGTCCTCAAGAAGCTGAAATTGAGATTCAAGCAATAGCTGATGGTATAAAGGCTGGTCAGTATATGCCTATTAATGAACTTGCAACTTACGAAAGGGCAGCCATAGAGGAATTAGGTCTTATTGATGAGGAGCTTTCATTCTTAGTAAGTAACAAGGCTGATGAAGAATATATAAGAAAATATAGATCGGGCCTTATCCCAATTGGTTTACCTTTTGGGTATGATGATATGGACAAATATCTCTTACTTAAAGAGGGAGAGTTTTATGCCCTACTTTCTCATGCTCATACCGGGAAGACTGCCTTAACATTTTGGCTGATATTTTTATCATCTTATAAATACGATTGGGGGTGGGTGGTCTATACAGGGGAGAATAGAACCTCTTCAGTTAAGATGAGAATGATAGAGCATTATGTTGGTAAGACTATTAAAAATTGTTCAGAATTTGAATTCCAAGAGGCTTTAAAGTGGGTTAATGAGAGGATGTATTTTATCAACAATGATACTATGTACTCTTATGATGACCTTCTTAAATACGCTGAAAAGGTATCTAAATTTCATTCTATTAAAGGTATGTTCATTGACCCAATCAACGCCTTGAAAGTTAAAGGTAATTCTAAGTATGACAATGATATGGAGATGTATACTGATATGCTTTTGTTTACCAAAAGAACTAACATTTCAATATTCGTAGCCTTGCATACAAGGAGTCAATCTCAAAGAGAGAGAAATAAAGATGGTAATCAGCTAATACCTTTCCCTGCCGATGCTGATGGTGGTGCAGTACTTTATAACAAGGCTGATATATTCTTAACAATGAATAGAAATATTCAAGACCCTCAGACTTGGATGATAACAGAAATCTATGTAAACAAAATGCGTAATAAAGACACTGGGGGGAATACAACACCTAGAGGTCAAATGATTAAATTAAAGATGAAAGATGGCATTGAGTTTACTGATGAGAATGGTTGGCTTCCAATAAAAAGGGTTGGTAGGATTGAACCTAAGATAGATTATGTTCCACCAACTGATGAAGAATTAGAAAAAATAATGCAAGAATTGCCATTTTAATAAACTAAAATAATAACTTTGCGATATGAGGGTAATAAAATTTGGTGTAGCATTATATGACACAAGTATATCAGACCTTAAAGAAAGAAGAGAGAAAAGAATTGAATTTAATACTGCAAAAAAAGCTTGTGCTAAATTAGGTATAAGTGATAATATTCTTAAAAGGGTTATTGCAAATAAAGAAAGAATATATATTGAAAATTATAAAAAAGAATTTGCAATCAGACACATAAAATCAGAATAAAATAAATAAAAACATGGAAAAATTATTCAAAGAACCAGAATTACAGAAAAAATTTGATGATACAAAAATATTATTTGAAGAAGTAAAATTAGCAGTATCATCCAAAGTAGATTTAAACAACCCAATATCGGTATTAGAAAAATTAAATTTAATTGCTAATATACAAGGAACTGCCGCAGAGTGTAAGGCAAGATTTCAGTTTCTTTTAGAAAGACATACCCTAAATAAGTTATCCATAACAGATAACTACAATGGTTCAGCTGCTGAAAAGAAAGCCATATTAAATGCTGAGGTTGCGGGAGTATCTTTTTACGATACTTGGTGTGAATTAGTAATAAAGGAAATGCATTATAGAATTGAGATATTGAGGACTGCATTATCCTATTTAAAATCGGAGACTCTTAATTTAAAATAAAAAAAACATCTATGGAAAAAGCACCAAAGATTTACGCTGGTAAAGGCGTAAAAAAGAATGACACTTGGTTAGCAGTTACTGTTAACCCAGAAGTAATTAACCAACACATACAAGATTACAATGGTAAGAAGTATGTTAAATTGAACATCAATATCGGCAAAGCTGATAAGTTTGGTAAAGATGTCCAGATCAGCATTGATACTTGGACTCCTACTGCAAAAACAAATTCTGTAGTAGCAGAGGAATCTGATTTACCATTCTAATCCCTTCTTAGGCCGTAATTACTAACTCGTAGGGGGTAAGATTTTTCTTATCCCCTATTTTTTACTTTTATTCAAATAATATGTCAGCAAACCTAATATCAGCAATACATCACATAAGAATTTCGCAAGAACATTTTGAAGATTTTATAAGACAAAATCCTCAGTCAAAGGGGGAGAGGTTATTTAAAACCTATATTTCAAAATTAAAATGGGTAATGAATGATGTACATACATACCCTTACTTTGACCAAGATACAAGAGATTGTATAAAGAATGAAATAGAGTGCGATGCATTCACAATACCCGCAATACTTGAAAAGATATCCTTACTAAATCCAGAACAAAGAGAGCTGATAGAGTCTACGATAGACGCTATGGTATCCGGAGAAGAGGTTAAAATAGTTGACATAAAAGAATTATAATTTAGTAACTTTGCTATATGATAGATATTATCTATGGTATTGAATGTCATATACCTAATGCACCACTATTGAACGATATAGATGGGAGCAATCTACCTACCAAGAAACAAAAGTTTACTAGGATAGAGATACCAGATTCATTTTATGAGGTGGAGGTAGATGAAGATGATGTGCCAAGTTATAACGAAGAGCAAATAGAATTTATTAAAAGAGAATTTGCAAGATGTAGAGAAGGGTATTGGTTTATGAACAATGGCTTCCCTACCTTTATTACAGGAGACCACTATTTTTACCTTAACTATTGGACATTAGAGTCTGGCATTTTCCCTGATTATAGGGATGCCGATAGAAAGTGGTTC